CGACACTATCAGCCTGCGCTGCGCCGTGGTAAACAGTTGAAGCACCAACAGCTTCAGCATATGCACATGCAATGCTGAGTAACATCATATTACGGAAAGGCACATAATTTACTGTTTGAGGGTCACCCATTACATCTTTTGCCTTAGCAACGTCAATATTATTATTAGTAAGAGAACTTGTCGAGGCAATATCCTTGAAAAATGATATATCAATTAATTTATGATCTTTTACTTTAGCTTTTTGTGCAGTCAGTTGAGCTATAGTCAATTCTTTTTTATGCTTTTGTCCATAAAAAAACGAGAGTGTATACACTTCATCATACATTTGCTTAACATGATAAAGAATGGTGGTACTGTCCATTCCACCGCTAAAAGGTACTACGGCTTTTGATTTACTCATGACCTTCCACCGTTATCTCTTCAGAATTTTTATATTTGTAATCAGTAATAAGCCTTTCATCTAAGGCTGGAATTAAGAAATCCTCAAAAAAGCTTACATCTTTTACAAAGTTTTTAGCATAGCCTAACTTATCACCTTTTTTATACTTTCCACTATCCATACCAATAACATAAGTGGACCCTGTTTGCTCTATGATGCCACGAGCTGTTGCCATCTGAAGTAAACCGCTGTACTTGTTTAATCCTGAAGTAAAAGAAAGATACATCTCAGCCTCTAAAAATGGAGGAATAAATCTATTTTTTACGGTTAATGCACGTAACGTTGTTCCAGAATACTTGTTTGCTTCTGCTAGCTTACTGGTGTTAACATTACCCGAATCACCTTCACCTTCCTTTTCATTGCGCTTAGCTAATTGAACGAGTATGCTTGCCATATATGTGGGACCTGATCCACCTGCTTGATTCTTAACCAAGGAAGGAAACATTGCACCGGGATCTGCATACGTATGATTTGTAAATAGGATTGTAACACCTGCACGACCTGCTTTGTATGTTAGAGCGCGCAACATGCTCTTTAGTGATTTAGCACGAAGACCCATATCAGCAGCTGACTTATCTTTAGCAATATCGTCAATTTCTTTTTGAGCTGCTAGATTACCGAGACTATCAATACTAATTATAAACTTTCCTTCTTGCTTCGCCTCTATAACACTATCAAGAAAAGCAGCGACTTGATTGCGACATTGATCAACCGTATAAACGGGAACATACTTTGTCTTACTCGGATCAAGGCCAACACCCTTGGTGGAGTTTTCATCAATAGCAAACTCTGTATCAAATATTACAGGAAAAACACCCTGTTTTTGTGCTTGTGCTAAAATTTTATTTACAATAAATGTTTTGCCTGTCATTGACTCACCAGAGAATCCAACAATCCTACCTTTCGGTACACCACCTTTACGGCAGCTGCCTCCAAGAATTGCATTAAGTGCATAGCAGCCTGTGTCATACCATGTATCTACATTAGATAGTGCGTTTTCATCAAGAAATGATGCCTCACTGTTCATTGAATCAAGCTTTTTAAAAATACTATCAATTTCTTTACTCATAAAAGAATTGTATAATGTATTTTTTTATAATCAATAAAAAAAGCGAAGATTTCTCTTCGCTTTTTTGGTTTGTTTCGACTCCCTTTTAATCATCAAAGAGTTTAATAGTTTTGTCACCGGCCTGTGGTGCATTAATCGGTTGAATGACAGGCTGTGCTGTAAATATTTTTTCGTACTGATCGACAAGACGCGGATCGTTTTCAATATTCAATCCTAACACAATAGTCGAGTAATTGTACTTCCAAAACGTACCTTCTTCTTTATTTTTATCACTAACAAAATCTCTAAAATAAAGTGGAATAGTCTGTACGTTCAGTTGTCCTTGTTGAGTAGGTTGAACGTGAATAATTGCAGGGTTTTTAACAATGAATTCATTATTACCAGCCTTCTCACCGTTTGGTGATTCATTAACGAGCTCACCAATAATTGTTCTACCAATTTGATCAATAAATGTTATGATTTGTTTATTCATATGTATATATTATAATGTTTACGTAAAAAAGCAACTCTATACTCCCAGTAATTCAAATAAATCAGTTTGAACTTGTTCGCTTGGTTTTTTTAACTTCCAGCTAACAGCATCATAGAACCTCTCAATAACCGCGTAAACCTCTTTTTCAAATGTTAGTTCATAGTCAGGTTCAAAAATTTCTCTAAATTCATTAGGGAAATCATACTTGTATCCAATCATTTTAATTCCGTATTTATTAGGCTGTCTGATGTAAAAATGTCGAACCTTATCCCCAGAGCCAATTTTTTCATATTTTCTTTGAATACCTAACTTGTCAACTAATAGGTTATAAAAATACGCTGCTTTTACATGGCTTGGCATTGCCTTGCATGTTTGAAAACCATTACATCTTAGAGAATACTTTTCATATTCACTGATGCCTCTTACAGCTGCTAACTCTTCAATAGATAATGTTTTAAACTTGTCGTAAACCTCTAAAAATATCTTATCAGTTTCATGTCGAGATTTAGTCTTAAGCATGGTTTCAACTACATTTTTAACATGCACCTTGATAGCACTGGGCATTGTGGTCCGAACAACTTCAACTCCTGTATATTTAAATTTGTCGCAAGGGATACCTTCATCATCCAAAACGTGTAGAACATATCGTTTTTTTTGTAAAAAGAGACCGACATCGGAAATTTTTTCACGCTTAAAATTAAGTCTACAATCCTGTGAATTAAGAGATTTTGCACCCCATTCCTGTATACCTACGTTAAGATGATCTTCTATATCTTGAACTAATTTATAATAATCTGAAGTGATTTTGCCATTACTATTCAATAATTTAATACCACGTGCATTAACGATATGTTTAATAGAAATATAAGAGCTATCAGTGTCATTATAAATAATAGGTGATTCCCGATTAATCTGTTCTTCAGATAATGAAGAGTGTTGCTTGATATACTCTGTTAAAAGCTTGTTTGATTCTTTAATAGCAGCCTGACCTGTTAGTGTAATCGATTCCGCCAGCTCATCGTCACCAAGCGGACTGTGTTTATTGCCAAAATAACCGTAAATGGTATTAATTAAAATTTTTATTGTATGCTGGGTAATATTAAGATTATCAATTTTTAATTTTAATTTATTATATTCTTGCGTATTTTTTTCGAGCTTTAGTAGATCGCGTTTTGCCTTAGTTAGCTGCTTTTTAATTTCAACCCGCTTATTATAGTAATGATCAACAGTCTCAGGTATAATGCCTTTTACCTTTTGAGAAAATAATACTTTAGCTTTTGATATAGCAATTTGTTCTTGTTTTACAAATGAAGAAAACTTCTCCCTTGTAAGATCATATGTAGAGCCGTTAACATGTTTTACTATAACACCGCTTTCGTTGATGTCAACAATCGACCCGATTTTAGTTTCGGGTGATAGGTTGAGCGTGATCATCACGTTAGGATATAGACTATTGGCGTCGAAAGAGACAACGTGCTCTTGAAAGCCTTGCTGCGGTTCTCCAACGTATGCACCAGCATTTTGCTCCCCATCATCTTCTCTCCCTTTATTAAAAGTAGGTATTCTTTGACCGCGGTTTCTGGCTCGTATTGCACATAGACCGGTAATAACACTTAATGATCCCAAAGCGCCTTCGAATGTTGTTAGTCCAGCATAAGCTATCATTCTTAGCAATTGAATATATTGTAGTTTTTCTTCTAATTTAACAAGAAGATTAACGTCTTGAATGTTATACTCTACAAATAAATCCCAGTTTTTATCTGATAGCGACGCAAGATCTGTATCTCCGTAGTCGGTTTTAGACTCTCGTAATTCCGTTTCGCCGATATCGCCTAACTTATAAGATTCGCGTAGCTGTGGGCAAAACCGCTTATAGATTTGAAGGTAATCAACACACGAGATACCTTCAATATACCACCTCGTTTGTTGCTTACCGAACTTACCCATGAAAGTTCGCATTCTTAGTCTTCCTATAGGAGATAACCTTTTTGCCGTGTCTTCACCGCAAATTCTTGTTATTCTATTAATGATATACGGTATATCGAAAAATTCACTATTCCATCCTGATAGAATGTCAGGTGGAGTTGTATTGAAGAAGTCGACAAATTTATTTAAAAGCTCTTTTTCTGTCTTACATGTAATATAAACGACATTATCGCCTATTTTGTTACATGGCTTGATTCCCCATGTAATAAACTTTTTTGTTAGTACATCAAAAATTGTTATAACATTAATGGGGTGGTTAGCTTCTTCTAAATTTGGAAAGCTATCGGGACTGTATGTTTCAATATCGAGAAAATAAACTTTTAGTGGAAATTTTGCAAAATCTGCATTTTCATTTTGATTGCTGAAATAGTCAATTAAAAATTGCTGCTGTACCCCGAGGTTTTCAAATACCCTGACAATTTCGTTTTCTTTTAAATATTGAGCTCTTTCTGCTTGATTGCGAAATCTGCGTTTTTTAAGCTTGGTATTAAAGATACTTAAACAATCCTCTTTATGAGTCGTCTCTAAATAAATGTAAGGCTCATATGTTGTATCAATTGTAATAGGATTACCTTTCTCATCCCATGTATACAACCGCATTAGCTGATCATACGGTAAGTACGCCACATTCCGAAACATATTAATATGATACTTACAATACTTCTATAAATCAAGAAGATAAGTTATTAATCTCGTTGAGAAGTCTTCTGTCTGATGACCCATAGGGTGTTGTATACAACTCGACATATTTGTCAATATTATGATCTAGCTCAAGCCACCTATCATCAACCAATTTTCTAAATTTTGCTGATGTGTTCATATATCTGCCTTTTTTCTCTAAAATGTGCTCGAGCTGATGAACCATTTCCTCTGCAGTATTGAATTTATATGGTGCATCTTCATAGGTACACATATCCTGACATACAATAGGTATGCCGAAACATCCTGCCTCAACCAATTTTAAGTCACTTTTTGCTCTGTTAAATGTATTATCCTGTAGCGGTGCAACCATTGCATTTACATTCAAGTTATGAATTTTTTCTGCATAGGTATAAAGCCTCTCCCATGGGTGAAATTCAGCTTTTCCAGAGCGGACAAGATGTTGAAGTGGTAACGGAAATGCCCCAAGAAATACCCATTGAAATTTATCTGCTGTCTTTGCGATCATTTCATTAACATGAGCGAAATCATCATTTTGTCCTACTCGGTTCTCTACATCAAAGTGTGCACCTGAACCCGCGTACAATATTCTCGGTTTCTTTTGATATCTATCATAGTTATCTGAAATGCGCTTTTCATTATAGAAATTACCCATCCAGAACTTCGGTGGGTAGTTTGGTATAACTGTTAT